ACTGATCAAAATCATTCTTATTTGTTTGTAAGTTTGTCCAAAAAACTATATCAGGATTTTTTCCATCTGGTATCACATGATATTTTTTATTTAAGACAAATTTAAAATAGTTTATCCACGAATACATCTGCCAAAAGTTAGATCTTGAAACACGAACTATTTTCATTAGTAATTATTTATAGAAAATTTACAAAGTTCAAATGCGCTAACTTTTAGCTAACTCTATTACCAATTACACCGGTTATTGGCTCAGCCCAGCCTTTAGATATACTGTGGGGCCATACAATCCAGCTATGAGGCATTTTTTCGCTATTAAATTCTCTCCAAACCTTACAATAACCATCCGGATCATTCATCATTCTATTAATTTCTTCTTTATCAGCATCTTTTCGGTATAAATCCTGACCTTTCTCATCTTTAAATGCGACACACCAAAAATCATAATCTTTTTCAGGGACTTGATCATAACGCACATCAATACAATGCTTAAAAATACTTAAAAGAGATTCGTCAAACTCTTCATCCGTAAGATTTTCATTAGGGTTAGGTGCATACTTATTTTCTAATGTATGTCTTTGAATAGCTCTTTTCTTAAAACATAATCCGGAATACTTTTCATATTCTCTTAACGATCTTTTTTTACCAAAATCATATTTACTGAAATCAATATCTTTCTTCTCGTTATCCATTTCAAATAATTTTCTATTACGTAGATGTGACTTATTATTCATTTCACCCCATGCAGAAACATCATCCCAATGCTTGGTTCTGCCTTTTCTGGTATATTCATGCCATGCTACAACAATGTGGGGATGAAATAAATCATAGCCGTGAGTAAATGATCTAACCGCTAGGTTAATCTCCTCACCGTGAAAATAATAATAAGGATCATAAGGCACTTCTTTTATCCATTTACCGAGTGTAAAAATAAAATGTGCAGATACAAATCTAGCAGGTACCGGGGAATTTAATTCTTTATATTCATCTATAGATGCAGGTAAGAAAAAAACAGCACCTTCAGGAATAAACCTATCAAAATTCATTTTCCAAGGAATATTAATACGTGCTTGCGGATCGTTATCCGGATCAAAACTAGAAATGTATGCTGTAAGTAGAGGTTTCTTATGACCTTTTTTCTGTAAAAGTTTTATCATATCTATACATTTTATATCCCAATCTTTAATGAAACGATGATGACTATCAAGTTGTAAGTGGTACTTTTCATTTTTATATAATGATTGAATTTTGTTTCTCGCCCAACATGTACCCTTACTCCCTTTATAAGGTATGTCTAATACTCTAAATCTTTTATCTTTTGTAAATTCCTCTAAAGATTCTTTTTCATCTCTCTGCCATGCTATGCCAAATCTTAGGTTTTCTGGGTTTTTTGCATTTGTAATACAATCACGAAGAGTTGGCAAAAGTTGAGGATCACGGTATGAAGCTATAGAAATAAAAATAGTATTATTATTCAGGCTGTTTTTACTCATTTTTTTATTTTATAACAAAGCTATAAAAAATCAATTATCTACTAGTTAATTTAATAGCATTTATGAGAGTTTCTGTTCCTGAACTTAAAGAAGCAATAATAGTTATTCTACCGCCAATGGTGGGTGTTAAATTATCTAATCTAAATATATTATAATTATTAGCGCTTACTGTAGGTACTGGTATACCTGCACCTGGTCCGGTAGTCTGTACTGAATAAGAGCTTGTACCGCTACCAAAAGTAACAGAATATTCTGTTTCACTTACTAATTTTGCAGAAGAAGAACCAAATAAACTTAAATTATAAAGATTATTAGTATTAAGATTGTAAAATTCTAAGGTAATAAAAGAACTGTTATAAATATAGTCCTCTGTTGCAGATTGAATAGCTAGACTACCCAAATAAAAAGTATCGGGGGTTTCAAGTCCGGGGTTAGAGGGTGCACCGGCAGCATTATACGTGTCAGCACTTAAACCAAACCCTGTAGATGTATTTGTAGTGTCTACTAAATTGTTAATATCAGATACAATCTCTGTAATATTATTCCAGTACTTTGAATTTGAATCTAGAGTGGTCTGATCTGTACTTAATCCTAAGTCTACTAATATTTCAACCGGTACTCTAGTTTGAGTTACTGTAGGTGTGGGAGTAACATCAGGGGTTTGTGTTAGAGTTGGTGTAATTGTTGGTGTCTGTGTGACTGTTAATGTTACGGTAGGCGTTACTGTGGGGGTATTTGTTGGTGTTTGTGTAATTGTAGGTGTTTGAGTAGGTGTATCAGTGACAGTCGGCGTTTGTGTAACTGTAGGTGTTTGAGTAGGTGTATCAGTGACAGTCGGCGTTTGTGTAACTGTAGGTGTTTGAGTAGGTGTATTAGTGATAGTCGGTGTAATGGAGGGGGTAACTGTTGGTGTAAGAGAAGGCGTAGGTGTTGGAGGTTGGAAATTGTAAGCAGTTTCTGCAAAAACATTAAAATATACGGTATCTGCTGATGTAGGTGAAAATCCGAACGTAGTTCCGTCACGAGAATAGTCGTACACAACATACATTAATACTTGATTTTGATATTTCAAAATCATAGTTGATTCAGAAGTAATAGAAGAAGGGCCTGAGTTAAAGTAGAGTGTTGAATTATTGTCAATAGCAGCTATGGTGAGCTCTTGGTCTGTCTGTGTCTTAATACCAGGACCAGATAGTTTATATAAAAATGGTGTTATAGTAATTGTAGGTGTTATAGTAATTGTAGGTGTAATTGAAGGAGTAATAGATATTGTCGGTGTAATTGAAGGAGTAATAGATATCGTGGGAGTGATAGTAGGCGTTACTGTTGTTGTTGGTGTTAGTGTTAACGTCGGTGTAATTGTGGGGGTAACGGATGATGTTACAGAAGATGTTGGGGTAACTGTTACAGTAGGCGTAACAGAGGATGTAGGTGTTAAAGAAGGAGTGACGGTAGGCGTAACTGATGTAGTGGGTGTAATGGTTGGTGTTATTGAAGGCGTACATGTGACTGTTACAGATGGAGTAAGTGATATTGTCGGTGTAGGTGTTTGTGTTATAGGGGGAGGAAGAGGAGTATCAGTTATGGTTGGAGTAATAGTAGGTGTAATTGAAGGGGTAATAGATATTGTAGGTGTAATTGAAGGAGTAATAGAGATAGTAGGTGTTATAGAAACTGTAGGCGTAATTGTAGGCGTTATAGAAACTGTAGGCGTAATTGTAGGCGTTATAGAAACTGTAGGCGTAATTGTAGGCGTTATAGAAACTGTAGGCGTAATTGTAGGCGTTATCGTAGGTGTAATAGAAGCTGTAGGTGTTATCGTAGGTGTAATAGAAATTGTTGGTGTAATGGAAACTGTAGGCGTTACTGTAGGTGTAATAGAAGCTGTAGGCGTTATCGTAGGAGTAATATTGGGTGTATGTGTAACGGTTGGTGTATTAGTTCTAGTTGGCGTTATAGAAATTGTAGGTGTAGTAGTAGGTGTTTGTGTTTGCGTAGGTGTAGGTGTAATCGTTCTTGTAGGTGTTACTGTAGGTGTAGGAGTAAGAATAAAAGAATTTAAATTAAAATTACGAATATATAAATTTGCTATATCCGGTCCATTTGCAAACCCTAAACAGGGAAAAACAGTAACAGGAAGTCTATAGGGTAGCCTAAAATTTAAATAATTTTTAAACCCGCTTCCATTGTTATGATCTATTAATACTCTTTCGCCCAGATCTGTTAATCTCACTCTAAATACATTATATATACTACTAACCGATTGTTGATATATACTTAAAGGCATATTAAATGCGCTAGATGCTAAATTTTCTGTCCTGTATAATAAGCTAAAATTTCTATCTTCACCGGCCCTAAGACTAATCGTATTAGGTCTAGGAATTGAATATCCATCAAGCTGTAATATATCTGAACCGAAGTTACCTGTTATATCAAAACCTATACCTAATGCACTTTTATTTATTCCATTAAAAAAAACTAATGATGAAGCTGATAGAGCTGTAAGGCTTGTATAGCTAAGCCCTGGGCCTGGGCTTCCTCCTGAGAGAAAATCAATACATGCATCAACAAAAAACAAGCAAAACCCTTCTGAACCATTTATCCCGCTACCATCGCATTTATACTCAAATGAAACCATAACATCTCTTGTTGTATCTAGAGTATCTAGCTTATACAACACAGACGTGTCGTTATTAGATGTGAGATCGTAATATGCCATATTATATCCCGAAAACAAATGCTCCGTTTGATACGTATCCAGGATTGTTTCCTAGAATGTTATATGTTAAGTATGAAGAGGAAAGAGGGCTTGAAAAATTTATAGTATTGGCATCGGGTGCTAATTTATACATAGTATTAATTAAGTTAATTATTTTACCGTTTACATATTTAAACAGTACTTTAAAAATATAAAATACATTAGCAATATCGCGTCCGAGATATGTAATGCTATATTGACCGGTATCGTCATTATAATTAAATAAGGGCTTGTCTATTTCAACGATATTAACATTAATACTGTTACCTGAAAGTGAAAACTGTTTAAGGTAATCAAAAGTAAGTGTGCTAGATGTCTCTAAAGGATAAATTTTTGTATATCTTAAAGTATCAATATTAACAGTATAAATTTCAGGATAAATTATTTTATAATTAGTGGCACTAAGCTCATTAAATAAAATTGTTTTACAAAAGAAAAGTATATTTTCTATTTCATCAAACCAAACTGTTGATATTTTTTCTATTTTTTTATTTTCTCCTCTAATAAAAATACAATCATTTCTACTTTTATTTAAAATTAAATTGCTTTCATAATCAAAAACAATTTTTTCAAATATTAAATAATTTTCCGTCTCAAACTGCAAGGTATCATAATATATGTCAAAATTTATTAATTTAGTTATTAATTCATTGTTTATTATTTGATTATATTTTATATATATACCGCTTAATGCAGCAGATGCAGGTAGAATAATTGAAGAATTGGAATTTCTATAGTACAGATCTCCATAATCTATGTATTTTACCTGATAGAGTGATCTTTTTTTATTTAAACCAGACAGGCCTTTTAACACCTGTGTATCGCGTTGAGGTATATGATAATCAAGAAAAGTACTTTTTTCATTGTATGATATTTCAAACTCCAATTCATTACCGCAAGGCTCGGAACTATTTACAAGAAAATACGTACCATCAAATACCGTATAAGCAGATTGAGTAGGGGTAAAAAGAAAATTACCAGCGTATACAAAATTAGCTCTATAATTTGGGCCGTCTTTATTCATACCTCCATCAATTAATTCATTGTAATATAAGCTACCAATATCCGGGTTATACAGCGGATCATCTGAGCTAGAATCAGATAAAGGTACACCTTTAACAGTAAAGGTTACACCGTCGTAAACATTACATAAAAAATTTAATTGAATAAATGTTGGGCAAAAAGATTCAGGATAAAACCTATAAGAAACTATAGGTACATTTTCGCCGGTAAGAACAAATCTAGGCGCACCTTCATTATATGCATCTAAAGCATAAGGAGAAGGGGATATAAAAGATGGGCCTTGAGTATAATACCCAGAACCTGGAGGAATATTATCTGTAGTTTTAAGAATAATACCTGAATACCCTTTTTCCTGATTTATTGTCGTATAATCAAAATTTGAACCGGAAATACTATCGTAAAATAAATGACCTCTTATCAAAAGACACAGATATATGTCTAGATCTTGATCTTCTTTATTATTTCTTGCTTTTTTTAATGGGTGTACATCTTTGTATAAATTAAATTCATTTCCGTATATATCTCCTTTGCTCTGTACAAGAGTTTTGTTAAGGGAATATAATTTTTCTAGTCTACTATCAATTGGGAACAGGTTTGAAGGTATTTTAGGAAATACGTCATCGTTTGCCCATATATTTTTTATATCACCTTTAAAAAAATCTTGAGGGTCAGAATATCTAGATAATCCCTGTAGGGATAGATCTAATGATTGCTCTCTTGTTTGATATGCTCGAAACGTTTGAAAAAAAGAATTAGTCTCTGAATCACCGAATCTATATTGGTTAGAAAAATCTATTTTATTATAATAATTATTTTCTATAAAAGTTAATGGAGAGGTAAATTCCTGCTCAGTTAATCCTGAAATATTTTGAAATTTTTGAGGATCAGGAAATATATATACGGTGTTAGCACTTAATACATTTCTATTAATAGTAGCTTTTTGACCAAAACTATTAAAATTAGAGAATCCTATTTTATCAGGCTTAAAAAATAGACCTATATCTTTAGATGTTTTAAGAAACTCTTCACTGGGAACAGCTGCAACACTTGGAAACCGTTTATTAATATAGTTTGCAAATTCATTGTTAGCTGTAAAAAGCGTACCGGATAGAAATTTATTAACTGTATTACCCGTAGAAAGAAAATAAAAATCAGTGCCTACGTATTTTTCAATTAGTTCTTTTTGTAAATTTAAATTTAAATTATTATTATTTTCAGTATTAACAGTATTAATAAAATCACTGTCTTTTAAAAAATTAAAATTTTCACTATTTACAATAGGTGATATACTAAAGTTATTATTACCGAGTTCAATTAAAAAGAAAGGATAGCTAGTTATTGCATTTACTATTGAGTAATTAAAATTTAAAAAAAGATTTTCGTCTAAATTATACTGATTTAAATTAAAAAATTCTTTACGTTCTCCTTGTTCAGTATTATAAGAAGAGGCCGGATATGTAAAGCTAGTGTCAAGATAGTTTGTATACGTATCAAATAAATCTTCAACATCTATAACCATATTATTACGGATAGAAGAAAGAGAAAGATTAAGATTTTTTATTAAATCAGTTAAATCTTCAGTTTCAAGTGATTTAGAAATTTCATTATAAATAAGTTTTTGAATACCATAATTCGAACCTTTTAAATTATATCTTGTTACACCAGTCTTTACATCGTCGCGTAACGTACTATAGTATAAACAAATTTCTTTTATTTTTTGTGCAAAAAAAGGAACTGCAACTGCTAAATCTTTATTATTATTAAAATCTATATTCTTTAAAAACCGTCTTTCATCGTTAGTTGTATAATTTAAAACAATTTCATTTATTAGTGTTGTGTATAGAGACCTGGTTGTTTCTTCTTGAATATTTCTTTGAATATTTTTTACTTCATACCAGTTGTTTAAGTAAGAATTATATCTTTGTAGAAAATCATCTGTATTAGTATAAAGGCTGTTATTATACTTTATCCAAACTTGAAAAGTAAGAGGGCTATTAAAATCTACAGGGTTTGCGGGAGGTGTTAAGGAAGTTATTGATACGGCTAACCTTTCATCTATAAATCTACTAGACTTTAACATTTAAATATTTAATTGTTGTATACAATGTCGCTTGAGCTTAAAATTAGCCTTAATCCTTTGGTTAATTCATAGTTTATAAGGCTTTCCATGATTCCATTGTTTTTTGTCCATTCGTTAAATGAGTTGTTATTATATGTTAATGTGGTTAGTTGATTTTCCCAATCAATTATATTGTTATAGTAATTATTATCATACACTTCTACAAATTCATAAAACTTATAAAAATCAGCTATTCTATAGCCGGAGAGCTGTATGGGAGCTACTAAACTCCATCCCCAATCATAACTATAAGCTGAAAGAGGTATTAAATTACCGTAATTTTTTCCAGGTATTATCAAAGTATTAACTAATGAGTAAAGACCTGAAAAAGTTTCGTACGCTACTACAGGTGTACCAGCAGTAATGTATGATGTTAATGTAGATAATTCGCTTCCTCTATTCTTAGCATAATTTTCGTTAAATTGAGTGCCTCTTTTTCTAAAATCAAGATTAAACTTATTTTGTGTACCCCAGAGGTTTGAATGTTTTATAGTTAACAAGTTTATTAATCTAGTAAGTTGGGGAGGAAACGGATAATTATACTGTTCAAATTGAATAGATAGTTCTTTGCAAAATGATAAAAGAGAATCGAGGTTACATTTATCAATATCAGATTTATTATTTACAAAATTAGCTATTTTTTCATAAACTGTTTTTCCAAGTTCATAGGGTTGTGAGGTAACACCGCCTACGATCGTTCCTATAAAATTATTAAACAAATTAAATTTATCTTCCATTACTTCACTAAAAATTAAAGATTTATAAAACCCTAAAGCATTAAAATTTTCATTTACTTTTGAAATACTATATTGTCCAGAAAGAGGTAATATATTAAAGAAATTACTTTCCCCGGTAATTGTTCTAACAAGAAAGGTAGGTATCATTCGTTTATTAATCCATCTAGTTCCCAGCCAATCACCGTACGCTTGAAAACTTCTTTCTGCAAATGTACTCAATATGTTAGTAGGAGATTCTCCAGGCAGTATTAAATCAACACTATCCAAATAATTTACACTACTAACTTTTGGGGCAAGAGTATCAATAAAATATAGCTTTTGATCAAAATTATTTAAAATCCATAAAAAGTCATTAGTATCACTAGCTATACCTCCAAAACTACCTATATAGCTTGTAAAATTTGCAGATCCGGCTATATAATTTGAAGTTGACCCATCGATTGCATCAATTCTTGTAATTGTATCTTTATCTTGCGCTACCCATAAATTTTGACTCATATCTGTTGTAGCATTATGAATGAACTTGAAGCCAGATATAGGATAGCCGGATGAAAGATCCCCTCGGGTGTTAAATTTATATATATAATCGTTTCTTCCTGATAAAGTATATCCGGATGCAGCTAAATTATATGCTGTTACCCAGACATTTTTATTTCTATCAATTATAATTTCTGCTGGAGAATGTAATGGGGTGAAAGGAACAACACACAATAGTGATCCATAAGTATTATACTTGCATATAAAACCGCATATTGGGTGTGTATAAGAGACCCAGATATCGTTATTAAAATCAGAATCAATACTAACTGGGTATACTAGATTTTCTCCAGCAAATCCGCTTAAAAACGGCAAATGATAATCACCGCTCAAAAAATAGCATATATTAGTAACATCAGGATAAGCATTGGCAATTAAAAATCCTGTCCTTCCATCTATTTTTATACTTGAAACAGCATCTGCAAGACAAAACCATACGTCACTGATACCATCTAAAGTCAATGAAGCGGGAGCTGCACTACTTAAGATAGGGTTTAATAAATTTACATAATCTTTTAAACCTGTAGAATTATTAATATAGGGATAAGCAGAAAGTGTAAAGGAAGATAACAATACCCCCTCGGCGGTAAATTTTATAATTGAATCTCTAGATCCATCAGCAAACCATGCTTGGTAGTCATTTCCAATACCTGCTCCAGAAGGGGCCACTTGAATAGCATAAACATTTCTATTATCGTAATTATAAAAAAAATTCTTAGCAGCAGATATACTTAAAGTTACCCCTCCTAAGCAAGAGCTATAAATTTGCTCTCTAAAAAGTCTAACTAGTACATCGTATTGTGGAACAGCAGCCCAGCCTATAAATGAATCTTTAGGATAATTTATCGGGTCTTGAACAGTCATCCTCGCTGTTAGCTGTAAATTATATGTCGGCTCATTAACAATAAAGTATCCCTTAAAGAAAGCTCCAATGCTTCTGGGTATATCATTATTAAAATCTTCAAAAAAATTAACCGCGGTTACTGGATAAAAATTATTTCCCACTTTTCTTTGTAACCCAAAATCAATATTGAAAGAGGTTAATGCTGATAATGAAGCGTCAGTAACTGAAGAATATAATGGCGGATATGTTTTTGTAGTAAAGTTATCCACATCCTTCATTTTAATTAAAAACGGAATTTCGGTATTTTGCCAGCTTAACTTAGGAAAATGAAACTTAGTAGTAGAAAGCACACCTTCACCGTCAATACCGGTTGTTGTAATATTAAGGCGTTCAGCAGGATTGTGCCTTACTTTTATTATTGGCAGTACTGCGGGCTTTATATTATTATAACCATAGGGTGGAAAGTTTATTTCTTTATAAGAATCGTTATAAATTGTATATCTATCTGGAAATTTAGAATTATCTAGAGTTGCAAAGATAAAGATAGGTGGTTCTCTAGAAGTATAATTTTTTGTAACATCATCAACATAATAAAATTCATAAGATGCTGTTGTACCTACAAAGAAACTACCTATATCATTTTTATTACATATTCTAAAACTATTACCATTTATTTTAGCATAAATTTCTTCACCAATATTAGTAATTTTATTAACAGATAAATATTCAAATGAATCGGCGATAGGGTTTTTTATATAAAATCTGCTTAATGCCCTTAAATGAGACCATTTATCATTATAAAAATTATCAATATTTTGATATTGACCCAGTGCTCCAGAAGCATATAAGTTTATAGTATAACCGGTACTACTTAGCGCATTGTATGATTGCCAGCTTGTCTGTCTCAGTAACTCGATAGGCTCAATAATTTTACTAGCAGGAACATCATATATAAATCTTCTGAAATCTTTAAAAACTAGCTGATCTCGTATAAAATCGTATACTTTTATTGTGGGTCGAAATGAGCTATCATAAGCATTACCGAATTTATCATAAACTGTTAATCTTACTTTATAATTTCCAGGCCATTTATAGTAATGAGTAGAAGTAAGTTCATTTGAGTATGTACCGTCTCCGAAATCCCATCTTAATATTTTATTAGAAATAGAATCTTCAGATGATAAAACCGGAGAAGTCAAAAACTCAGGTACAAAAGTTAATTTATTCTGAGGTAAAGTAAATGCAGATAATGTAGCTCTACCTGAAAAATCAGTAGCTGTGAAATATACATAAGTATAATTTACAGATGCCATTAATACTCCCTAGTTAATGAAGTAATAGAAGGTGTAATAATTTTAATTTTATTTTTAAAATCAAGTGTATTATTTAAAAAAGGAAATTTAAAATAGGGTAGTTGATAGTCTTGCGTAGTAACATGTATATCTTTTTCAGGATATATAGGGTTATAAATAACTAAACTTATACCCGGGATAGTGATGGAAGTGGTTCCTTCAATTCTCTCCGTATTAATGTCTGTAATTCCGGATTCTGGAATAGCTAATATTTGATTAGTAATATCAGTTAAATTTACTACACTACCGAGATTATCTTTAAGAGTAGAAAAATAATTTGCAAATATTTGAGATATCTGATCTTTTAATGATTCAGGATTTCTCTTAGAAGTTATATCTCTAGAAATTTCTAGAAAAGAATTAATAGAAATATCAGGTGAAAGAGGTTCACCGGGAAACCCTATTCCGATATCGACCGCCATGTAGACAGGATCGTTGATTATTACTTCTGAAGTTGTTAACTTTACTTTTTGAAGATCGTTTAATAGTAATTGTTTTTGCGCAGCATTTAAATAGCTAGCTCTAGTTGTAAGTGATGTAAGTTTTTCAAGTTTAGGTACAGCGTACAAATAAACATTGTTAAAATTGCAGGAGTCAGCAAATTTTACCTGATTAAAAAGAACTCTGCTTTCTAAATTAGGTCTAGATACTCCTAAGTCAAAATAGTATTTTAAATGACCCGATATGTACTCCCAGTTATTAACTGCTTTAACAGAGGAAATTATATTACTATAATTTTTGCTTACATAATTTATAAAATCTTCAGATGTTATAAGTCTATATTGTGTTCTAAAAGTATTAGTAGCATTAATTTTCATACTAGATACTGTTTCTCTAGGTATAAAGTTAGTACTAGCATCAACATTAGTAAATTCAATATCGTTTACTTGTCTAGAAGTAATTATATTTAAATTTTCTGGAGTAGTATCGGTTTTAATAGAATTAAACCTATTAGTATTATAGAAAAACAATTTATTATTGTTTAAAAGACCGGGGCCTACCTCTCCCTGAGATCCATTTGTTTTTATATAGTAGATAGCTACTTCGTCTCCAGTATTTAGTTGCTTTCCTGTAACATTGTTACCAAATCTTATTTCATACCTTTCATTTTCATTTAATCTTATTTCATAAACTTCAGAATTACTTCTCTCTAAAAATAAAGATTGTGTAGGTGTCCATTTTACCCATTTAGGGGTATCTACAGTATTATCTTTTACATAAACATCTATATTAAAATGATCAATAGGTATATTTTCACCATTATTGTCAACAACAGTAAGAGTAAGTATTTCAAAAGGTTCGCCTATAGCAGAATATGAAGGGTATTCGACATATAGGCCTTGGTAGAGTAAGTTGTTTTCTTGTAAATCATTAAGAATTTCTGTGTCATTAGTAGATTTGATAAATGTTACGTCATTATTAAAGCTATAATTTGTTCCATTTATAGAAAAATAAGAATATCTAGGAATAGTATATGTGTTAGGTGGTAATGAGGCATTAGCTTGTGCAAGAAAAGATAAGATTGCTGTTTGATTACCAACGGGATTATAATTTAAGATTTTAACTATTTTATTAACATTCTCAAATAACTCTGCAGTAGTAAAAGTACTTTCAGATCCTGTTCTATTTAAGTAAAAAAGTAAAACATGGTATGCATACGCAATAATATCTATTAAAGAAGATAGATTACTGCCTTCAAAATTTTGATCCGTAAAAAAGTTATTGGTATTAAGACGTTTAATAATTAAGCTTTTCAAGCTTTGTGCATCAAATGCAGCGTAACTATCTTTTCTTAAGCTAAAATCATTAAATTCAGCCATATTATTTATTTACAAAGTTAAAACCAGAATTACTTAATATTCCTGATAATTTAAACGATGTTCCTGTATTTATAGATAATACTGACAAAACCAACGTAACAATATATTGTGCATTTGCCTCATCAACAACTACATTAATATTTTGTACTGTTACTCTTGGTTCAAAAGTGCTTATACCTTCAAGTATTTTATTTCCTATTAATAACGCCGTTGTTTCGTTAAGTGGTTGAAAAAGGTATTGAACTAGATTTAACCCAAATAAGGGGTTCAGTATTTTCTGACCCGGTAAGGTATTAAAGAGATTAAAGATTGAGTTTTTTATAGCTCCATAATCGTAGTTCAAGATTAAGTCCCTTATTTCTTTTCTTTTTAAAAATTCATTGTTTCTGGTATAGTCAAACTCTATATCTAGCTTTAAATCAGTAAATGTAAAGTTACTATTACTTTTTAACGGTTCTTTAACAGAGGTAACTTTTATTGTAGCCACAATAATATTTATATGAGTTTAATTAGTTTAAAATTGATTTTATACATATATAGAACAATAAATAATTTAAATGAACAGGAAGTTTGTCAAAATTTTAGAATCACATATGCAGCGATTTACAAGTCAAGGGTTTTTAGCAGGTGATGTTGTGGTTTTTAAAAAAGATGCATTAAGAGATCCTTGGTTTCAGTCATTAGGATCTAATACACAAGAAAAAATTAAAAGTATGATTGCAAGTGGACTTAATTTAAGGGTATCTGCAATAAAGAATGTTTATCCTAATGTTAAAGGTGCAGGTAACACGGATTATACGGGTAGTGATATTAATATAGATATAACTTCAGAAATAGCACCAGGCAGATATATGGACTTTGTTACTGTACCAGGTAGAATGCTAGAGCCATTAAGTACATACCCTAATTTACCTGATGTACCGGAAAGGTTTAAAGCTGATGACCCTTCAAAACGTATAAATATAAGACCAAAAAAGGTAAAGGATGAGCAGCAAGAAATTCCTTTTTATTCTCCTATGAATACTCGTTTAAGCGATATTGGAAGCAAAAAACTTTCAACAGGAGATAGGGTTTTAAGCAATACAAATGTAAAGATACCGTCTGAACCCGCTAAAGGTGCATCAGATCCCGCTTCTTATACAGCTAATTACCTTCCTAAAAATAATTAAACTTCGGAAATATAAATTAAACAAGAATAACAATTAATTTCTTGATCAACTACAAAAGAACTCCTGTAGATATGTTCAGCAATCTGTAATAAACACTTTTTCTTAATGTTGAGGTCTATTTCTAGTAAATCAACATAATTAAATAAATCTCTTAAAAGAGCAACATAGTCTGAATTAAAAGAAGATTCACTTTCAATTAAAGCTTTTCTAAGTGAAGATAAATTTTTCTTTCTAGCTTCATTAAAAATTAGCTCACATACATCATTTTTATTAGCTTCAGGCAACAAAAGTGTACCAGAACAAGAGTATTTCTGTAATTCATTAATTATTTTTCTTAAATCAGGATAGATTTTCTTAATAAAAGAAACTAGCTTTGGCTTTTCTGTTTCTTTTACACTTATTTTTTCATTTTTAAGTATAGTTGCACATCTTTTTAGCATTCCGTCAAGAGGGGGGGTTAAGTCTAGCGTCTGACATCTGCTTTGTAACGGTAGAATAACTTTATAAGAATAATTAGCAGTTAAAATAAAGCGTGTAATATGGGCGAACTCTTCCATTGTATTACGAAGAGCACGCTGTGCGTCTATAGATAAGCCATCTGTTTCATCTAAAATAATAACCTTTATTTTACCATCAAAGCTTTTTGTTTGTGCAAAGCTAATTACCTTACTTCTTATAGTATCTATTCCGTTTTCATCACTTGCATTAATATAAAGATACTGGCAATCCAATATATTATTAACAAGAATCTTGGCTAACGATGTTTTTCCTAAACCGGGTGTTCCAATAAACAAAAGATTAGGTATTTCCTTTTTATTTTTATAAGATTCAATAATATTTTTATTTGTTTCAGTAACTATAAACTCAGATAGGCTCTTAGGTCTATATTTTTCAACCCAAAGACTGTTAAAATCTAAATTCATTATTTACCTGATGATCCAAAGCCCTTTGCACCACGGGCAGAATTCTGTACATGCCCCCACTCAACAGGCATTGTAAGATTAAAATATATTGCTAGTTGAGCTATTCTATCTCCAACCGCAATTTTGTAATCATTATCTGTAAAATTATATAATTTTACCCCAGCATCGCCCCTATAATCATTATCTATGATACCTGGATGAGCAAAAATTCCGTGTTTAAAGCCTAGTCCGCTACGTGATTCAACTTTTATCCAATATCCTTCAGGAATAAAAGCAAATTTAAGGCCAACTCCAACAATTACACTGCCACGAGCAGGAATTACTTTGTCTTCAATAGAATATAAATCATAGCCTGTATCAGATTCATGGTTTTTTGTAGGTAGCTTAGCTAAATCATGTGTTTTTTCAAATTTTAAAACAGGTATATACTGATTATTAGGATCTAAAGCAGAATTATCTCTATTTACATTATACATATTTCTATTGTAAATACTGTATCATTAAAATCAATGGTGATAAATAATATTGTGAGTGAAGAGCTTAATGAAATGGTAGGTGACCTGCTAAGTCAATTAAACGATGCTAATAAAAAAGCTGAAAAATTAAAAGTTGAAGCTGATTTATTGACAAAAGAAAATATGGAAAAGTTTGTAATAGAAAATGCAGGTAAACTTATAAAGGAAAGTATTGAAGTTGTAGGGAATGTGAAGGATTATATTTCATCCGCACCAGAAAGTAAGGATGTAAGTAGCTTGGCTGATCTTATTGCTGCTACATCTACAGCTATAGAGACTTTAAATAAAATTATAGTTTCGGATAAGAAAAATGAAACGATAATAAAAGCAAAAGATATGGATATTAAAAGTAGAAAAGAATTAAAAGAGAGTGATAATACTACAAAACTTTTAGCAACACGAGAACAGGTTTTTAAGATGTTAATTGATAGTGCAAATAACAGTGCAAAAATTATAGATGCAGAAATTATTGAAAGCAAAAAAGATTAATCACATTCAAATAGTTTTTTATATATATTTTTAAATATACTCTTAAAATCAGGTATTAAATCTTTCATGAATCTTACAAAATCATCTTTCTTAGGGAATTTGGGTATCATACTCTTTAATTTAGCTAGTAATGCTTTACCATCTAGCCCTACTGTAAAGAATTCAGAAAAATCGATTTTACCTATAATAGGAAGTTTAAAATTACAAACTATATTTTTTATACTCTCTACTAAAGATAAGACACTTGTAGGATCAAGCTGATTTAAATTAGTTTGTGTAACAAGAGAGGCTATTTCAGGAAAACTACCTAAATCTTCAAAAGGAAGAATGCTCGGTATTCCAGAAGAACCAGTTATTTTAATACTATCTGATAAAATACTAAAAGGGTTTGTAACTAATGATGTAAATTCTGATAGACTGTTGCCTAATGGGCCTAATACAAGATTAGAAAGAGAATTGATATTGCTAGTTGGATCTAGACTACCTAAGCCAAAGGTATTTAGAGTATTACTTATTTGGTTATTTAAAGCTGCAGAAAAACCTGGAATATTATTAGGTCCTATTTTTTCAAAAGCATCATTTATCTTGCTTAACGCATTATTAGGAATTTGCATAAAACTAGAATTTTGATTAATAAAATTACTATTTTCTATTGAAATTGGAATTGGTATTTTAAATTCATTTCTTACTCCAAGGTAATTTTGATTAATACTATCAGTATTATACATTACATTACTCGAATTTAATCGCTCAACACTAATGGCATTTTTATTTGTTCTAGAGCTCATAGAATTTTTAAGTTTCTTTTGAAGAAGATCAACTTTCTGTCTTTTACCTTCAATATCAATTTCAAAAAATAGATTATAAATAAATTGTAAATTTTCGCTAGCCCTAGGATTATAACCTTTCTTATCATTAATAACACTAAAATAGCTTAAAAATTCATAATAATCAGAACTAAAAGACCCTTTAAGATTATCTACCATAGATTGTAGCGAAGAAAAAAAGTCTTGAAAAAATTTAAAATCCGTAATTAAGTTAGTTGAATGTGATTGCGTTGGGTCTGCTGCTACTTGTTGTATTTGTTTATCAAGTTTTGTAGTTTGAAGTAAAAGACCTTTTAAATTATTTCTCATTAAAGAAGTATTTTTTCTCTGTAAATCATACGAAATTTCTTTTGTATTATTACTTAGTTTATTTTGCATTTCATTGGAGTATGGCTGAGGTATACCAAAGTTAGTAAAATTAAAATCCCATACCGGTCCTGTGTTATCACTCATTTTATTTGTTATGTTTGCTAATATTCCAATACTATCGCTTATTTCATTATAATACGAATTTTTATTTAAATTAATTTTACTCTTTATAATATCTGGTAATGTATGGTATTTTTTAACCCAAAAATAAACATAATCTAAATTTAAATTTTTAAATTTATTTTTATCTAAATTATTAAAAAAAGTAGATATATTTTCAATCGTGTCCCCTGTTTTTTTTGCATTATAAAAATCAATTACTATTTGTGCTTTGTCGGTGAGATCTTCATTTGAATTGCCTCCAATATTTTCAAGATAGCTTGTATATTCTTTTAAAAAATCTAGAGAATTTGTAATATTATTATCTAATAACTCAGGATAAAGTGTTCTTGTTGGTGTTCTCATGCGCTATTAGTATTTAAAAATAAGCTATTAAAACTGTAGGTTTTTACGCATCTTAATTCATTAAAATACTCGTTTCCTTTAAAGATGTGCTTTACTTCTACGACAAAATATACACCGAGCATTTTACTATCAAAATCACTATAAATTATAGACCCATCTCTATCTATACCAATAAAAACGCCTGCTGTACGGTGAGTAGAACCCGGTACTTTAAAAGAAATAGTATTGTTTAAGAATATGGTATTAAAAAGCACCTCATTTCTACCATCGCTTAATCTTTGATCTTTATCTTCTATATTTGAAAATACATTTTTTATATTTTTTTGCTGTAATCTATTTTGTCCAGGAAAGAAATTAGGAAAAGCTGAACCAGCTCTACTTAGTTGCTTGAAGGGATCGACATAATTCTCAATATATACTTTAGTTATATTTTGAATATCATTATTTTCATAATCAATAGCAAATAATTTTTCCTCTTCACTGTAACTATGAACTGCAGTAGTGCAGATAGTTTGTTGAGAGTACATACCGGGCATAGAATCGCAAACCATATTATTAATAGTTCCATATTTGTCTAAAAATAATGCTATTTTAGGTGTATAATTTCCGGGCGTAAGATAGTACTGCTGATCAGCATTTGAATATAATCCGAGCTTAAAAGTCTCGAGATATCTGCTTCCACCAGCAATATCAACTGAATTATTATCAGTATTTTGCTTTAACGAATTATAAAATATATTTTTTAAGCTTATTAAAGAAAATTCATATTTGTCTCTACGCAACCTTAAAAAAGCTCTATCAAAATTACTATTTTCATCTGAAATATGTCTATCTAGAATGTAAGCTAGAGTATCAATACCTTTAAATCTTGCTGGAGAAGAAAAAAATATTTCTCTACTACCTTCATCAAAGTCATCACTAAAACTTACCGTGTCTTGATCTTTATTAAAAAATTCATTTAAAAAATATTTTATTGCTAAACCGGTTTTTAGGCTTCTTTCATTATTACTAAAATTTGTTATATTTTCAGAATCTACAAATGATGCAGTGTTAAAATAAGAATTTTTTTCAACAAGCATATTGTAAGTCCAGTCGTGAAAATATAATTTTTTAAATTTTTGTCCAGGATTTTCTCCTTCAATTTCTTCAGTATTATAAATAACAAATAGTTGTGAAATTTTAAACGCATTATTATTTCTTGTTTCGTCTGTAAATTTTTCACTAAATTCAGATTCATTTAATTTTGGTAAGATATCTACTAATAATAAATCACGGCTGTCGCCTTTAAAAATAAAACCACGGTCTGGTGTAAAGCTACCAGTTGTGTTTGTTTTTAAGTTATTATCATTTTCGAGATCAGCTAACCTTTCAACTGCATCAAATGTATTGTTTAATATAAGATAGCCTTTTGAATAAAAATTTGTAAATGATTCTTCTAAAACTAATGAATTTATTGAGCCTATTTTTAGTGGTTGCAGCCTATCATCTGAAGATAAAAGCCTTACATTAAAAAGATAAGGATTGTTATTAATAGTATCTGAAAAATCATTATTATTTGAAATAATTTTTGATAGTTCTCTATTAGTAAATTCGCTACTCATTATTTTGTTGCAAGGAAGGTTCTTATATCTTTTATTATATCATTAACGTAAATAGACTTTATTATCTTAAGGGATGAGCCTGCTTTAGCAAATTCAACTGGATTAAAAACGTTATTGGCAAGACATATTAACCACCATAAATCTATAGTTTTATAAGCATTATAACTAATTGATGTCCAGGGCATTCTGTTAGAAATAACCATATAAAAAACCTTTTCGTCGTCTATAACAGACGGTAAGTATATTGATTGAATTAAATTATAATAATAGTAATTTTTTTCTTTATAAACCTTAAAAATATTTTCGTACCTGGTACTATTTAGCTGAGGTAAATCTTTTATATTATTTTGAAAATTTCCATTCATATTATCTAGTATTTACATCTGCAGGTCTAAATGGTGTGTTAGAATTTGCATTAGTTTGCTGCGGTATAAGTCCTTGTAAAAAAGTATTAGGGGTTAAAACAGATGTAGAGACAACAGGGTTGTCGTTAATTAGCTCATACATAAAATTTTTAGTCTCTGTTAATAAACTTTTTAATGTTATTTTAATTAAATAAGCATCAGGAACAATGGTTTTTATATTTCGAGTAACTTCAGAATTGGTAAAATCTCTTATTACAGAAGTAGACTCCGGTTGATTAGGTCCTATCTCATCGGGTGATAACCGTCTTCCTGTTGTGCCTTGTCTTACTTCTGTAAGAACATTTAAATTGTCTATTATAGGTAACCCAAAAGAAAGTTCTCTTCTTGAACCTTGAAATTCTACAGCAATATTACTAATATAACAAAAAGGAAGAAATTTTACGCCAGGTATAGTTACTTGATATAATACCGGTGGATCGATTACTGATACACTTCTTCTAGATGGTTTATTATTATATAATAGTAAAAATAATAACTCCCAATTTCTAATAACGTCTTCAAAAGACGCACTTCCTGTATTAATTAATGGAAAGGAAAAACTAAATTCTTCGCCTTCCATTGGGTAATTATAAAGTTTTGCTTTTTCAACAAAGGTAATATCTGCAGGATTTCTAAGAGTACTAATAAAGCTAGATATATCTGATAAAAAATCAGCTCCTACCTTAACTAAACCTGAATAAGGAGTATTAGCATCACCAGAGAAAATATTTTGTTGAGCATTATTATAATTATCAAAGTAGGGTAGAATAAAATTCCAACCAGTATCTTCTGTAATATAAAGATTTTGGTAGGGTTTTAAATAATTATTTTTTCTATTGTAAATTGAGTTGTTATCTACAACTCGAGAAGAAAATTCAGCTATTTTTTCATTGACTTTATTTGATAATGTGTCAGCTTGATCTGCAGTAGCATTTAAAAAGCTTAATGCCGCGGCTTGATTAGATAAATCTCTTAAACCCCCTGAAATTCCAGTGGCTGTAGCGCCAAATGAATATTTTAATTGAGAAATTAACGTATTTACTTTTAATCTTTTTTCTTGAAGAATAATTCTAGGCACTTCTGCTCTTGCTATATCTCCGGTTTTAGAGTACGTCCAGTAAAAATCTTGAACAACATTTTGAGTTGCACCTTGTACAATTGAACCATCTGAATTTGTAGCACCGCCGTAAGATGTATTGCTCGGTGAAACAAGATAAGGAGTTGAGACTTCTAAATTATCAATTTTACTTTGTGATATATCACTGAAATTTCTACTTTTTGAAATTGAAAAAACGTGATTCATAATAATACTTATTAAGCGCCAACAAGGTTAGCTCTATATTCAAAATTAGATACCGTTTTATCTGTTAAAACAAAATTTCTTGAATTATTACTTACTATTACCGGGGCTTTATTTTCTACAGCAGTTTTATTTAAAGCTAATATAGCGCGATTTAATTCCTGGTCGTTTTTATAACTGCTTTCATTAAACTTTAATTGTTTAGCGAATAATTCTTTTACCTCATTTAGTAAATCAATTATTTTTTGTTGAGTTTTTACTTGATCACTTGGTTTGCTTGCTTCCTCAGGTTTTAAATCAATAGGTTTTATTTTATTGAAATAATCTTCATCTATTTGTCTATAACCTTCTTCTCTTAATGTATCGCGTGTTTTAATTTGTAGTTGTTTACTGCTTTCTAATTTTTTTATTCTTTCATCTCTATCTTCACCACTAAACAAATCTTTATATGTTTCACTTGCTCCTTTTAAAATAAAAGTACCTGCACTTGATAAAACACCAGATACAATACCATAAAGCATAGCTGCAGTAAGAGGTTGCCCGAAAAAAGGTGTCCCGGGTACTAATGAAGATGCAAGGCCTACACTACCTCCTAAAGCAGCACCTCCTACTCCTGCTTTTAATGTTTCTGTTAATACTTGTTTATTAGGATTCTTTTCATTTTCTATCTCTTTATTAATTCTTAATTCTTGTAATTCAGTATTTTTTCTTGCACTTACAAATGAATTTACATCTTCTATATCCTGTTCTTTTGCTTGATCTAAAGCAGCTTCTGGACTATATTTGTTACCTTCGGTAAATGCTTTTCCTACAGCTTTTATTTTAGCAAAAAAACCTTTTGCTGAATCAATTTCATAGATTTTATCTAAAACATTTCTTGCAACTCTCAAGCCATTTGAAAGACCGGGAGCATATTTATCTAAGATTGCAAATCCTTTGCGTGCATCTGTAACATCTTTACTAAAAATAAGCCCGACAGCATTACCTATATCAACTATAGTTTCAATTACTGTATTAATCTTTTTAGAAATTTCAGTAAACACAGAATTAAAAATATCGCCTACGTTTAAATCTTCAACCGTTTTTCCTCCCGTCTCTCTGCCAGCTTGCCAAACAAAAGCTTGTTGAGTAAACATTTTTAAAAACCCGGTAATTTTTGAAACCGAAGGAAAATATGTTTCGATTTGATTTAATAGCCCTATAATATCTTCAAAATTTATACCAGAACCTTTAGTTACAACTTGGTATAATTGTACAAAAATTTTACCTATTTTTTCAAAAAAATCAGTTATACTTATAAATGCCCCTTCTAGCCCAGATGTAAGGTTTTGAAATAGCTGTTCAATTGTAAAATTCATGCCAAAAAAATTAAATTTTTTACTTTTATCTCCTATTGTTTCATAATCTTGAAGCAATCTTTGCTTTGATGTGCCAAAAAATTGAGCAATAAATTCAGCTCCAGGTATAGCAAAAGCAAGGTGCTTTAACCCTTTACCCACTTCTCCACGAGCTATTAATCTAAAACCGTCAAATGCATCTATGATACGACCAACAAATGGTATATTTCTTATAAATTCTTTAAACTCTAATCCCTTTTTATTAAAAATACTTGTTAAGTTTTTTAAGCTACTTATAACAGATCCTTGCTTGAATTGTTCAAATAATTTTTTGACTACAGGTATTTTTTCAACACCAAAAGCTAATCCCGCTACGCCCCCGAGAAGTAATAAAATAGGACTTAATAATTTAAGTAATGAACCGGATTCTTTTTTCTGTGAATTCTTTATTTCCTTTAAGATAGCGCTATATTTTTCAGATTGATCTAAAGTTTGTAGTTGTTTTTGTGCTTTTCTAGAAAATTCAATTTGCTTTGGTTCATCATTTTTCTTTTCTCTACGTATCTCATCTGCTTTTTGCATTTTATATCTGTCATCATCAATATTAAATCGTTTATTAAGTATATTTTCTATTTTTTCAATAGACTTATATTGTTGTAGATTTGCAGATTTTAAGTCTTCAAATCCTTTGCCGAAAACAGCTATAAGCTGTTCATTAGATAGCTCTTCCATTAATAATATTTAAGAAATAGTAATTAAATTGAGAAGAAAGCCCCGTCAACTTCTATATTAAATTGACCGATGGAAGTTATCTTATTTTCAATATCTCTGTAATTTTTTATAAAATCTAATATGTTGTTAGTCAAAGATGAAGGGAATTTTTCAATTATTTTTATTTGTTCAGATATAGCAGTGTTATTAAAATCAATAAAAAGTGGTTTTTCCCCCTCAAAAGAAACGCTTTTTATAAATTTAGTAATTTCTTGAACAAATAATTCACCGATTACATTTTTAAAATCTCTGTCTTCTAATTGTTTTAAATGTTCCAAGCTAAATTGACTCATCTTGTAATCTACATTTAAACGTGGTGCTTGTAATGCAACTTTTAAATTATTAATTTCAATTATTTTTTCTGAAATAAAATTAAACGAAATTGTAGGGTATTCTTTTATTTTTTCCAATAAATTATAGTTATTATCATTTAATTTGTAATTTGAATCTAAACAATAAGCTCTTAAAGCTATTGCAATAGCTGTTCTATCAAAAGTAAAAAGCTCATCTACATTAATATTGTCTAAAATGTTTTCTTTTAAAATATTATAAATATTAATAATAAATGATAGTTTAGTTAACGTTTCATCAATAGAAGTTTTTAAAAGATTTTTCTGCTGTCTGAGAGTAATGTTTTTTATTTTTATCTCTTTTTTTAAAGAGGGAACAAAAACAGAAATTGAATTTGTTTTATTAAGCTCTTCTAACTGTCTTAGAAGTTCGGCGGAATTACTCATTTATTTTATTTAAGTTAGGGGATTGAAGATTCAAGTTGTTACCTTGTTGTTGTTTATTACGCTCCTCTAAGTCCTTTTTATATATATTCATAAATACATTTAATTCTGCAGGAGTAGAATTATGTAATAAATCGTAAGTTAAGTTTAATTTAGAAATAAAAAAATATTCAAATTCATAGAGAGATAATAAATCTCTTTTAAACAAAATTTTTAAAAATTCAATTATAGTATTGTCTTTTAAAGATAAAGGTAATTCAAGATTTTCATTTTCACCGAAAAATATTTTTATTAAAAAATACTTTGAAATACTATTATTAATTTTATCAAAAAGCTCTTTTGCATATTTTAATGTAGAGGTTGGTAAAGAATCAAGTATTTTACTATCGTTTACATCATATACAGTTTTATTAATTATTACACTTTTTATAGTTGAAAGATAATGCTCTTCTAAAGTATTATAAAATAAATTAGATGGTAAAGAAAAATTAACTTCTATATTTTCTAGAAATTGAACTTCTTTATCATCAAAATCTATATTTTGAATGTTTTGTAAAAGCTTAGATAAGTCTACTGAAACTAATTGTTGTTTTTTATTTTTATCTTGAATATTAAACTCTAAAACCGGGCTAACACAAATTATTCTTAATGCCAATAAAATAATTAATTTTTCTAAAAAATTAAAATTTATTTGTTTATCATTACTATGTATTAATATTAAATTGTTAAAAAAAATTGAAATATCAGCATTATTATTATTTAAAATTGTTTTAGCTAAATTTTTATATGTACTATATTTTATTTCCTTAAATGTATAGTATTGTTTTTTCAGTGGTAAAAAAACTTTAATAATAAAATCATTCACATCGCTATTTAACTAAGATTTATAAGAATCCAAGTGGGTTTATACTACCAATACCGTTTTGAAAGCTAGTAATTCTAGGTATCTCTCCATTTGAAATTCTGTTTACTATATCGGCTATAGGTAGATATAAATTATTTTCAACAGTATAATTAGAATAGGTCCATCTTGTTGCATAGGTTGTAAGTTTATCATCTGAATAATCTAAACTTTGTTCTGAGACTTGAAAAGGTACACAATTGTAAAAATTAAAGACTTTTCTCGGTATCATTGAAACACTATGATACGTTCTTGTATATTCTAATAATGACATATTTACTTTCATATTTCTAAAATCTTTTCTTCCTCTAATATCATTAGGTCGTGCAGCGAGACCAAAGTGAGATGAAAGAATAACCCAAGGGCGTATTACAAAATCTATAAATGAGGTGTTTGTTTCTCTAAAATCAATTACCAAAGAAGGGGGCTCTATTGACCGGCCGCCTCCCAGTATACCGGGCAGAAAGCCACGATTATTATTTACAGAAGCAGAAGTAACATCATATTGTTCAGTAGGTATAGTAATAGAATGGGCAAACAAACAACCAATAATTTTTTGTAAAGGATAACTATTTAAAATAGTTGCAGCAGTACTAATATCAAATCCTTTTTTTGCCCCGTCTGTTCTTTCTAGTCCTTGAATTATACTTGTTCTTAGCGCTGCAGGATAGTTATCAATAACTACAATCCACTGAGAAGAGTTAGGAATAGAGGTAAACCACGATTCCATTTGAAAAAGAAAATAATCTCTTACACTTATTATTGGAACACCGGGTATATTAAAACCAAAAAGATTAGTTACCTGAGGCGCAAAAAGAGGATTAGTACCATTAGCTAAACCAACAAAATTATTACCTAAAGCATTTAATGCATTGGTAAACGGGTTATTCACCTAAATATTTAATTAAAAAATTAAATTTAAGATAGTTTTCTCCAATAATGATACGAAACAGTAGCTGTAAATTCTATAGTATTTCCTGTGCCTTCAGCTATATTATAAGCTAAGGGCCCGACACTTCTTACAGAAACACCAACCAATTGATATTGTGCGACTTTATTCATTTGATTATCTAGTTGTACTAGATCTATAATAGCTGTTTGTTTAGGAGCAAAATAATTACCAGTAGAATTAGAATCATCAAAAATATCGGTTGACCATTGTTCAAATTTCTGACGAATCTGAGAATTCGCATCTGCATAAAACGTTAATGTATAGGCTTCACTGCCGGGGTAAGTTGCATTGCCGGGTAAGTTAAAATTTAACCCCATGTAAGGTACGGGAATATTTGTTATAGCTCTTTCCGGTAATGTAGCTGTTTTTACATAAACAAGATCATTCTCATCATATGTAACTGTGCTTGCTCCGCCGGTATTTATAGAAAGGACTCTAAAATTAAAATCACGTGCAAATTCTCTTGTTGCCGCTACTCTGTAAAAGTCTGTTATAAGTTGATTTACGTCTGCCATAAAATTATTTATTCTTTAGATTAATTATGTAATAATCTCCTGGAAGTTTGTACCAGTTCTTGTTGCATAGAAGTTACAAAGGATGTACTCTGCTGTTCTCACCGGTTTAATATAAATGTCTATTACAAGAGTATTATCATCAATAACTTCTGGTGTATTGTTTCTTTCGTCACATATTATTAGATAATCATATATACCTTGAGTATTTTTTGCATTATCAAAAATAGGTGTGATAGCATTTAATACTTGAGTGCGGGTAAATAATGTATTTGGTTCAAATACAAAGTATTTAATTGTGTCTCTTGTTGATGCTTCTAAGCTTAAGAACAATCTACGTACATTAATACGATCAAATGCGCTTGGCTTCTTTTGAAGTGTCTTTTGACCGAAGATTACAAACCCTTCAGCAGGAAAGAATGTAACTGGATTTAGATTAGTCTTATAAAGCTGATCTCGTTGCTTTTGCTTGGGATATATTGCTATATCATTGACCCCTGCGAGTATGCCGCGGGTAAATCCTGCTGGTGCATACCAAGGCTGAAAATTACTATCTGTATTAGCCATTGCAGCTGCAGCAAAACCAGAAAAAGGAACCCATACTTCCTCAGAAGAAGCAACATCAGTTACTTTAGCACAATTTGCAAATGCACAAGCATAACTTGTATTAATACCAGCAAACTGGTTTCTTAATGGCCAATAAATATTATTTGAAAATGTATTGGTAGGTAAGTCAAGAGTCTTAACATTTGAACCTTGTACAAAGATATTCGTAATAGGATCAGCTATAAAGAGAAGATCTTTACGATTATTAGCTAATGCGAGAAACGTATTAGCTACAGCGTTGTAGCGAGTAATGGCTACGGGAATTGTAGAATTATTCTGAGAAGTAAGAGATTGTACCATGGAATCGAAGGGTATACTATCATCGAAATAATTTAATGTACGTGGGTTAAACGAATTAACATATACGGTTCCGAGACCTGCTTCTACTGCAATATTAATAGGAAATAAATCTGTATTATTTACTTTATCTAATGCAATAGAAAGCTTAGTAGGCAATGTACCGATTTCTTTTGTTGCAAGATCTTGATCATTATAGTCGCCTAATGCTACAAGAGAATCTGTACTTCCATAATCAGCTATTAAACCCTGAACAACTGCGGAAGGTGCGCCAACACGTACTTCATATTCTTGCTCCGTTTCGTTTGCAAGTAGTGACGACATGGGTGTACTGAGAAATCTTGCTTTTTTCTTTGGAACACCGTTAGAATCTAGCCAAGTTACCTCATTTTTAGAAGAAATATTGGAATTAACAATTACGGTAACGTTTGTTGATGGATTATCTATTTGTTCAATATAGAAGCTTGTTGCAGGCCCGCCGTTTTCATTGTTAATTTGACGGTGATAATCGAGTGAACCGACATATCCTTCTTGAAATACATAATCTAATGTAATAGTATCTGGTGAATAAACAGACTGACGAAGTTTAAATACTCCAACTGTTACTGTATCATCATATTGATTAGAAAATATATCGAAATTTGAAACGTTTTCCATTACTTCTGATACGCTTCCAGAAGCACCACCGGGTGTAGCGGATAGAGAGAAATTTAATCTAACACCCGGGAGTGTAACATATTCACTCCCAGAAGTTGTTAATGCATTTGTATTAATTGAAAGGACATTATTAACGTTATCAAAATTTGTTGCAGGATTTAAATTTGTGTTATCAATTATACCAACATATGTACCTTCGTAGCGTGTATTAATAGTAGTCTGCGCTTTATTTAAAATTATCAAACCGGCACCGCCGAGAGAAGCTGTGGTATTAAATGAGTCGGGACCTGTTGCATTTGCTGACCATGAATAAGCATCGCCACGTAAAATAGAAAGATATTGAGATTGAGTTAACTTAATATGAGTTGGCTTACCAAAGAAATATGTACCGGTTGTAGGGAGACTTAGTGAGGTAGAACTAGCGCCGTTTACATATGTTACCACCGGATATACAAGAGCTGAATAATCATCAGTATAATCTAATCCAGCGCCGGCGCCATAAGGTAATCTATAGACAATAACGCTAGCAGGAGACTGTAAAACTGCTTTTGTTGAATGATAAAAATATCTTTCCGCAGCATTTGTTGGTACGCCAAAAACTTGTTCAAATTCGGAGAGTGAAGCAATGCTAATTGGTTCGGAGGTAGGGCCTTTTTCAGCAAAACCTGGAATAAATACAGTAGTCGGTGGTAATCCTACTGCTCCTAACGAAAGATCTACTTCACTAATCTGAACACCGGGGCTTTGAATTGTACGTGCCATATAAAGTATTTATTGTTTTTTGGATTAAACTTTTTAATTTTTTACAAACTATCTACAGTCTCGACCAAAGAAACTAAAAGCTGTGAATAATTAAAAGTAAATGATGTTTCTATTTCACCGGGATCTCTATTATTAAAAGAAATTCCACCTAGAGCTGTAGGAAAAGCATTAATATATTTAAATTCTATAGATCTCTTATCGTATTCGTCTAAAGCAAAAATAGATATATTTGCAGCATAAACTAGTATATCTTTATTATTAAATTTATTTTCAGGTAGAATATCAGATGAATTATATATACCTGTTCTATCATGGTTTAATAAATTCAACCATTTATATATTGTCCAGTAATTATTAAATCTGTTGTCTACAGTAAAATTTACTGTAAGAGGGGGGTAAGAATTTCTAGCTTGACTTGATGTAGCTAATGTTTGACCTGAATATCGTAAATTTAAAGCAGGTATCTCTACATCAGGTACTAAAGAACCGTATACAGAGAATTGAAGAGCATCAGGAAAAATATTATCGTTAAATCTGGCAACTCTTTTAGCAATATTCTTTAATCCGTCAGGGAAATTTAAAACTAGTAGAAATTTATCTTTTCTAGATTTATTAAAGGGACTCTGCGAATAGTTAACTAAGTTTGCCATAATATTATTTAACCTAAACGTCTCCAACCTTCTGCTTCTAAATCAGCCAAATCATTTGCAGAAGTATTTTCTGTACTAGGAATGTATATAGGAAGAGGATTGCCCCCTAAATTTTCCTTTTCATTTGAATAGATAGATGTAGGGTTTATAAAATGCTTAATACCAAAATCGAGAGATTTTAGTTTAAGGGGTTTTCTATTTAAATCAAACTGTTCGATTTCGTAGTATTTTTCAACAAGATCGTTTTCTAGTATCATTAGTGCCCATACCAAACTCATAACTCGGTCATCCCAATTATCAGCTCCAGGCTTTGCAGCCCAAGTACCATTAGGATATCTAACAAAGGATTTTAATTCGTTTAATGTTTGTAAATCAAATATTTTTAATGTTTTAACTTCATTACACCAATATCTCATATTCATTACTCCTTTGTATTTGGAGTTGGTATGAGCTTGTACTCCTAATTTATTATATTTGTTCCCGTTTATTTTAGCTCCGTAAGAAATAATATTTTCATAGTGATGAACATTTTTTAATTGATCAACAACTTGTGCACCGCAATTATTTCTTTCAATTAGTGCAGGCGGAGAGCCCCAGTGTTGTAAGATTTCAAAAAGTTTTGTAGTAAAATTGTAAGGGCTTATTTCGCGATTATGATAAATTGCTACTTGTTTTATTTCTCTTAAATCTGTAATATCAAAAATCTGCACTACACTTGCAGCCTCGCCTACCCCCTCACTAATATCAACACCAACAACATATAAATTGTCCTTACTAGGCTCTTCCCAAAGTAAATATTTTCCTTCCTCAAAAACAAATCTTGGATCCGAGCATGTCTCTTTCATTTCTTCAAATAATTTTTCATCCAAAGCGCTTTCACCGGTCTGCAAAAATACATTACCAAATTCCTGATCAAACACCTCTCTGCTTCCTAAAGTCCTTATAGTTTTTTCTTTCCATACCTCATCACGTCCAGGAAACTCCCACCAATCAACTTTTTCTGCATGCCAATCATTCTTACCTTCTACAGCGCCAGTATATAAATCGTGAAATAAATTACCAGTACCGTTTGGAGTTGACGCAACAAATATTTTAGACTTTTTAGACGACGAAATAATTGGATATACTGAACTCCAAAATTGTACGACAAGATGATTGTCAATAAATGCCAACTCGTCTAAAATAAGAACATTACAGCTATCACCTCTACCTGCATCACTACTAGTTGTCGAAATTCCAATGCTAGATCCGTTTCCTAAAGACATTGATGTTTTACCGTATTCTACAGTTCCTGGTTTGAGGTAGTTTGGTAGTTTCTCATAAGCTAAACGAACTCTCTTAAAAATGTTAATAGCAGTTTGCTCTTTGTTTGCTACAATAAGAATACGTTGATCTTCAAAAAAGCTAGCAATCCATAAAGCGTATATTGTCATTAAAGTAGTTTTACCAATTTGACGACTTGCTAATAAGCATACAAATCTATTATCTCTTAAACTTCTAAGTATTTTTTTCTGATAGGAATGAAGCTTAATCTTCATTTTTCCCTCATCAAGATTAGTAATATAAAAAAAGTTCTCAGCAAAAAATAAAATATTTTTTCTACACTTTGCTATGTCTTCAACCCATTCTGGATGTGCTTCATAATCAAATGTAGCTTCTAAGGTAGGTAGGTTTTGATTACCTAAATAAAATTGACTTTCTAGTTTTTTTGGCATATATAACATAAATACTTAATATGAACCAGGTCAGAACGCTAGTAGAAATGGGAGATGTATATGAAAAGTCTGTTATTGAGGAAAAGAAATCGGTTTTTCCTCCTAAAGATACATTTAAACTAGCTACAGATAAAAAACCTGTTGAAGCTAAAGTCGATTCTAAAGCATTTCTTCCGAAAAACTCTGGCCCAGAGAATGCTGATAATTTTAAGAAAGATTTAATCAATCCAGAGACAGCTAAAAAAGATAATTTTTATGAACCAAAGAAATTCTCACAAAATCTTGAAAAAACAGAAGTACAAACAATAAATAATTTTATGAGCAAATCTATTTTTGATAAACTATATGAGGATGTTATGGGTGGTCAGCCCGTTGATCAGGAAGTTAACGATGCTGAGGCCCTTGGTCTACCCGGTGAAGAGGATGGTAGCGATGAAGGTGAAGTAACTCTTACTTTACCTCGTGAGCACGCAGCTGCCTTGTGTGATGCGTTGAAAGCAGTTTTAGGTGAAGACGAAGTAGAAGATGAAG